CGACTCTTCCCGGATTAGAACCTCTGCTATTGCTAAAAGTAAAAACATTATAATGCGATCCCACCGACATCGCATTAAATTGCGCTCTAGTCATGGTGACGCTTTGCTCAACAATATCGTTTGCCAACTCACCCGTATTTGAGACACCCAGAGTTCTTACATTAGAGGCTCCTTGAGATGCAACAGTTTCAGTCCATCCAGACTGATATGCATTATCGCTGTTGCTATGTGTTGTCACGTAATTGTGAGTCGTCGGGCCTGCGCTCCCAGAGTGGCTCAGATGAGACTGATAATTCCAATTACTGAAATTAATTGACCCAGTATTTAAAGTATTCGAACTACAGTTATAACTAAGCTCGTTATCTTTATAAACAGTACCCGCAGTAACAGTGCTATTTGATGTATCGCCTAAAAGAAGTTTTAACGTGGTGTTACTATTTCCTTGGGTGTTAAATGTTACCCTTCCCGCGTAGTCCGCGACTAACCCTGAGCTTACACCGTCATTTGAGCTTCCCCACAATGTACCTTGAGCGTTACTTGATATTGTTCCAGTTGTCCACACTCCAGAACCAGCAGCAAACGTAGTAGAACCGTTTTGCATTAATAGAAGCTGGTGATTAAGACCCGATCTCGATTGAGCATTAGAGCCGCTATAAGCATAATTAGGGTTATAAGACCAAGCTAGTCCGTATAGATTCCCCCCAGTCCCACTACTCGTTCCGTCATCAGCTAGACTGTAAGATGTACCCATAGACCATACGTGTTGGTATCGAGAAGCACTGTATGTCCCATAAACACCGCGACCATAATTATTGGCAACAAGAGCTTTCTGTGTAGCCATTGTAATCGTGCTAGAAAACGAGTCTGCGGCATCACTGCGTAAGAATGAAGCGGCATCGATTCCATCGAGTAGGTTAGAATTACTTGCATATGATGCAGTACCTGAAAGATTACCAACATACGTTCCGTTATTATCAATATAGGACTTGTCAGCTCCATCTCTCCTGAACTGACAAATAAGATTTGAAGATGAATCTGATACGATATACCAGCGATTTGAGTGGTATTGTATTTTACCTTGCGATCCCGGATTGCCTGTCCAAGTAGAACTAGCATTAGAAACTATAGAAGAACTAGTAATATTAATAGCGCCATGACCACCAGTAAATGCGTAATCACCGCTTAACGTATCAGAGGCATCACTCCTTGCGAAACTGGCGGCATGAAGACTATCTACCGTATCTGCATTACCACCATTTGCTGGGAGACTCGTTGGAAGTGTGATATAACTCGACCAGTTGGCTTGGTTAAGGACTCGCTTTAAACCAGAACCTTCGTCTACAGAAAAAGCACCATTTACAAGTTTCTGAATATCCCAACCAGCCCACTCTCCATCAAGGAAACCATAGTAACCAGAATCTCCATAGAGTTGGAATGCAAATGTTCCATCGCTTTCTTCCATGTGAATTCCAGCGGCACTGCCACCAGACCTTACACTGAAGTTCCTGTTACTGTCCTGCCATCCAGAAGTAGTGCTAGTTGGTGAAGTGAAAAATGCCGCCGCATGTTTTCCATCGACCGTATCTGCATTACCACCATTTGCTGGGAGCGAGGTAGGATAAGCGGGTAAATTTGCGCTTGTAATTACTTGTGAGCCGTCAACCGTTACGGCACCGCCGCTAATAGCCTGAAATGTACTGCCGGAATTGACCTGTAGTGTCCCATCTGTTCTAAGGGTTCCACTGTTCTGGTAAAAAGACTTATTATTATAAGTCCTAATCCAAGTGGTGTCGGTCATGTAGAAACCGCCACCATAAGTATTATTGTACCAACCTGTAGCGCCGTTAGTCCGCAACCAATCATTAGCAATTACTTGATTTGCAGTAATGTTGTTAGTAGTAGTATTACCTCTACCTGTGACACTAGCTAGCGTGTCAGTTTCGGTATAAGACGTAATGCCAGTACCAACAATATTTATAGTGGCGTTTCCGCTTTGGTTAGCCGTAAATGTACCACCGCCAGATGCACTGCCACTTGTAGTAATATTTAATGTTCCGTTTCCAATACTGGGCGCACTATAACCAAGTTCAGATAAAGTAGGCTTATTACCTTCGTGATATATAGCATATGAAGCCGCACCAGCAGACCAACCGCCCGTAGACAATTTATTTGTTCCGCCATCTAATCCTAAGTAAGTTGCATAATCCCCGCCTACATGGAATGACATAAATGCATCGTTACCCGATCCAGAAGCGAAGACCTCTAAACTAGATTGGTACGAAGCGGTAGTAGCCATATTAGTATTTGAGTACCACTGCGTCCTGTTGCCATAGCTAGTTACACTATCTACTACATCCTTTCTAATAAAGGAAGCGGCATGAAGATTATCTACTGTATCCGCATTACCACCGTTCGCTGGAAGTGAGGTTGGTATCGTTGCTCCAGTAATAGTAATAGTGTTATTACTGCTTTGGTTAGCACTAAACGTGCCGCCGCCGGAAGCCGATCCACTGGTGCTTATAGTCAATGTGCCATTATTAGCAGACGTAACCGTTGCCGCTGTTAAATACCCTTGGGTCGAATGATTACCCCAGCCGTAAGCTGTGTTCCAGTTTGTGGAGTTATTGGTAAACGGTAGAGTGTAGTTATTAGCACTTGCTGCAATGCCGTCGAGTTTATTCTTTAAAGTAGTAGTAAAGTTTTGTTGGGTTAATCCACCAGCTCCTACAACAAGATTGCCTGAGTCGTAAACTTTTCTCCAAGTTTGAGTACTATTAATAGCGACATTACTAAAGCTTCTGTAATACATATTGCTATTTGAACTAAAACCTATCTGGCTATTATAATTTCCGCTATGTCTATTAAAAGTTAAAATTGAATTTGAGTTATCAGTAGTGGGCATTCCTACAGGGGCACTTCCTTGTGAAAGCTGTCCTGTATACACACCTCTACCTGTTCCCGGATGAGTATCGCCACTTCCTCCATCTCCAATAAATGCATTTGTTTCTGCTGATAGGTATCCACCAGAAGCATGATTGCCCCAACCGTAAGCTGTGTTCCAGTTACCTGAGTTATTGGTAAACGGTAGCGTGTATACCGTATTGGTATAATTTCCAGTATGGATATTTGTTGAACCTTGGTCTGCCGTCCAATCGATATGCTCATTCGCTACAAAGCCTGTGAGATTATCGTGATTAAGAGTAATGACACCCGTAGCACCATCAACACTTGCAACCGCATCCGTAGGCGTAGCTAGTAATGTGAAGTCTGCCATAGAGCTAGCAGTTCCACCATTGTGCATATATGTCTTGGACTCATCAGAGCGAACTACGACATCGCCTTCTTCCGTAGTCAATGCTAGCATGGCCGCTTGACTTGAAGCGGTTTGAACCGAAGTTATAGCAGTTGCTGGTAGGTTTGTTAGGTGAATCGTTCCAGCGCTTGCCCCAGTCCAGTTAATATGCTCGTTAGCTACAAAACCTGTGAGATTATCGTGGTTAAAGTCACTACTTGTGTAAGTAGTATTTGTATCTGTAAACAAAGCGCTCGCAGGCACGTTCGTTAGAACCTGAGAGTCATCTACTTTCCCATCTAACGCAGTTTGTAGCCCAGTGATAAAACTAATGGCGTGAGCTGAAGGGTGTGTATAAACAGTATTGGTATCTGTAAACAAAGCACCTGACGGTACGTTCGTTAAGACCTGAGAGTCGTCTACTTTCCCATCTAACGCAGTTTGTAGCCCAGTGATAAAACTAATGGCGTGAGCTGAAGGGTGGGTGTAGTTATTGGCGCTAGTTGCTACCGTATCTAACTTAGTGCCATCAACAGAAACATCCCGGCCATCAAAGGTAGAGTTGGTGGTTATAGCGCCTGTCATAGCGCCGCCGCCAAGCTCTAACTTATCGGTGTTGAGATTACTAAAGTTAGCATCAACCTCAGAATTAGTTAGGGGCGAGCCCTTACCTGCCCTAGTTGTAATAGTAGCCATTGCTTACCCCTTCCTAATTAAGATGCGCTAAGTGTAATAGTCCAAGTAATCGCCATAGTGTCGTTAGCGCCCTTGTTTACTACCGCAAAAACTGTGCGGCATAGCATAGTTCCAGAAGATGCAGCATTAAATACCCCTGCCTCCGTAATTGCTCCGGTTCCCTCGCCTGCTTCAAACGAAGACACGTAAACAATAGTGTTAGAATTAGGCGTAGTAGAATCAAGAGCTTCACGAGAGCCTAAAATACTGCCTACATCTGTTTGTCCAGCAGCAGGTGTAGTATTGTCTGACCCAACAGCCATGTGACTCATAACGCTGCTAGATGCATCAGCCATACGATCACAAATAAAAGTAAGTCCTGCGGAAACGATGAGGTTTTTCTCTGTACGAGACTCCTTCACTTTCCCGTCTTTGTCTTTAAGAACGATCTGTAAATCGCCTCTAAGCTTCAATGTATCGTTTATCATGGTATACCTCAAAAAGTTCTGCTAACGCCAACGTAAGTCTCTGCGAAATAGTCATTGTTGTCTACGTATCCTTGACTAACCAGTAAACCAGAGTCGGCTAGGGTAGCTGATTCACTGCGGAGTTTGTTAATTGATTTTACATCAGTTTCTACAACATATCCATTGTCCGCTTTATCGTATGTCACTGCAAACGAAGTTGTGTCCGAAAATATGCTGGTTTCTTGGAAAGCTCTACTGTAATTTACCTGTCTACTATACGCGTCTTGCGCTACTCCCGTGTCCGAAAGTGTTCTTCCCACAGCAAAAGTAGTGTTGTCTGAGGTTATCCCTGCGTCACTAAACGCTCGCTGCCATGCAAACTGTAACGCTACTGAATCTGTAAACCTACCTATGTCAGTTCTAGACTTATTCGTAGAAAAAGTTGCATCTTCAAGAACTACAGCTAATTCGTTTATAAGTTTAGTTGTATCAAATGAAACTACACCTTCAAAAGTACCAAGCTCAGCTAAAACTTTAGTTGTAGTCGAAATAACGGTGTCTGTAATAGAAGGTGTTTCTATTTTAGTTCGGTAGAAATTGTTAGTTACTTGTATAACTTCACCTACACTAAACGCGTCGGAAGTGACTTTAACAAACGTCATCGTTTGATCATCGTCTATTACAGCTTCACCGTCTAAGTCATCAGTTACTCCAATTAATTCTGAAAGCGCTTTAGCAGTATCAAAACGAACCTCATCAGTAGTCACTGGAAGTTCAGTTAACAGTTTTGAAGTGTCAAATGTAATAACGTCTATTGCAGAGTTAAACGTAGCAGTGTCAAACGGTGCAGTTCCCACACCGAGTGTAGTGAAGTCAGTAGTCTGCGACGTATCAGAGAAATCCCTAAAATAATCTATTTGTAGGCTAGTTTCATCAGAAGCCTGCCATGTATCCGCAAAAGGTTTAACTGTGCCAAGCCCTACTACTTCACTAAATATCGCCTCGTCAAAAGCTGCATGCTTTAATAAGAACAGGCCCACTTCTATAATTGCTGGAGTAATATTATTGTATGAAACAACGTATGAAGCGTCTTTTATCGATGCGTCATAAGACAGCTTAGTATTTTCTACACTAAATGAGGGGTTTACTCTGGTGAGTTTAACTATCATTAGGCGTTATCCGCCTAATCGAAGTCGTTACGTACTTTAAACTTAACTAAATCGTATATGGTTTGTATCCCGCCGCCTGAAAAAGTTACTTCCAGCTCGCCTTCGTATAAACCGTCTACAGAAAAAGCATCTGAAGTTACGGGTACGATAACAACTCCGTTTTCTGGGTCAGCTATAACCCCGGATATAGTAGCATCAAGAGCTGTGCTACCTATTTTACGTACGCGAAGCTTAACTGAAGCCCCAGTTATATCAATAGGTGCCCAAGTAGTACTATCATTTACATCAAACGTAATTCCAGCAGGACTTTCGCTTTGATCTTTTAGGACGAACCGAAGGTCAGGCAGCGTATCCCCGGTAACTAATTTTATAGTTTGTAAATAGGCCATCTGTTACCTCTATTTTTTGGGTGTTACGCCAACAAGACCCTGCATCTCAACACCTAGAGCATTACCAAATGCTTGGTAGTGTGCTTGCGCTCGCTGTGCATTACCCGCGTACTCACTATCTTTCGTGTACGCCCTGTACAAGATATAATCTAATACAATATTGCCATAAATATCAGGTAAATCTATATTTCCTGATACATCTGTGTAGTCTGTACCCGCCGCTGGCTCTGTTACATCCGAAGGATACGCAGAGTAGGTTATATCTACTTTAGTAGTTACAAGAGCAGGTGGATACACAAAAAATACTTTAGGGTCACGAGGATCATAGGTGTAGTGAACAGTACTAATGTTACCACTCAGTGAATACCAGTTAGGTATCTGGCTATCCAGAATCTCTCTGGGCACTAGTCGCACAGAAGAATTATTACTTCCAACGGCTGAGTTGCGGAGTATGTCAATTAACTTCGCCCCATCAGTAGGTAGAGTTTGTTTAGGCCCAACGACACAAGTAACAGTAGCGTTCTTAATAGACGCATCGGGACGATAGAGTATAACCTCACGCTGACCATCGTTCAAATAACGAACTAGCTCTGCGATAGGCCAACGAACCGAAGTAGTATCTTGTAATGTGTCTACTACTCGGCGAACAATAGATTGTGCTGTAAGCGCCATTTTTTACCTCACTAACGGACGTGATTTAACACGGGTTCCACCACGGATACGCCCGTAGTAACTTTCTGTTTTAGCCGCAGAACAATGCTTAACGGCCTCCATTTCCATTTTAGCAGCTAACATATCGTTGCTAAAGGGCATGTTGGGTATAGCAGCAAGCTTTGATATAGCCCCCGCCGCAATCCCTTCACTATAATAATTATACAGGTCATTTTCTAACGAAGTAGCTGCTCTAGTTGGCGCATACGCCGCAGTTACTATCACGGAATACGCAGCATCTGGTAACGGGTGCATATTCACTACTAACTGAGAGTCAGTTCTCGTTGTGTAATACGAAGTAGGCTTAGCCGACTGCGAATTTAATCTCGGTACGTCTTCTTCAAAAACGCCACTTATTTCAATACCATCTACTGTTACTGCTAAAACCCTAGACACCCTCATTTGATTATTAGGTGTTTCAAGGTCATAACTTACAAGTCCGCTAACTGTACTAAACGCGTCAACAGTCTGCCTTATAACATTAGATTGATCGCAGAACTTAATAGCAGAATCGAGTACTGCTTGCCGGGCCATAGGCTCAGAACAACCTACTACATAAGGTAGTACCCGTGAAAAAAAGCTGTCTATACTAATCATAGCTACGCCTAGATACTATAGTGGTAAGTTGAATTCTAGCAATTATACCTTTATTTTACGATGTTTTGTTACTGATTTATTTTTGGCCGTCTACGCATAAAAAAGGGCTCCGAAGAGCCCTTAGATTGTAACACTTACTTACTAGCTACGCTAACTTAGGTAGCTGAACCAACCTGAGCAACAACAAGAGCTTCAGGCTTAGTTACTTTACGGCCATATACTGCCAATCCACGAACGATGTCGCCGAAGTCAGTTTGGTTACGTAAAGGCTCTGTCTTATCAATGGTCATAGCGAAAGACACAGCAGACTTAGTACCAGCAATCATGGTACGACGCGCTTTAGCGCTGCTTAGAGCAGAACCAGTAGAAGTAGCTGAAAGTCCAGCAACCAAGTTCTTAGCGGCAGCACCTTTAGGTAGCAAGTTAGAAACGTATACGTTGAAACGATCCAACATACCAATCTTACCAGTACGAATAGTGCTTGACTGATCACCAGTAAAGTAAGCTTGAGCAATGTTAGATTGCATCAACAGGTGACGATCAAACGGAGAGATAACTAGGAAACGTCCATCTTCAGGTACGTTCTGCTCATCAAGGGCAGTAGACATACGCAAGATAGCGTTAAGTACATTCTCGGGAGTTGCTTGGTCAATAGGAGCAGTATCTGATCCTAAGTTATAAGCAGCAGAGATTGCACCAGCAGCAGAGCCTTTGTTCAAAGCAGCAGGGCCTTCAGTAACGAAAGAGTTAAAGAACACTTCGTTTTCGATGGCAATTTTTAACTGCTTAGCAGCATCTTCGGTGAACATGTTCATCAATTCCATGTCAGCCTGATATGCAAGAACGTCGTTTACTTGGACGCCAAAGTACTTACCTTTGTTGATCTGCATGTCTTGGAAACTAGGAGTTGGAACTTCATAAGCCAAAGTCTGACCAACAGTATAGTCAGATATGCTGATTGAAGGAGCCAAACGGATACGAATAGTATCGCCTTGGTTCTTCAGCTCGCCTTCATAATCAGTGTTAGTGATTTCTGAAAGGATGGTGTTTTGGTAAAATTTAGCCAGTAACTTACCTGACCAAAGCGTTGGGATAAACGCACCGGAGTACGTGGGGGTAGTGTCAAAAGCGCTACTACCTGTGACGGGATATACATTAGCCATTAGAGGCCTCCAATAGGATTAAGAGTTATGCTACTACACGGCCATCCATGTAAGCAGCGTCAATTTCAGCTTCAAGTTTGTTAGCTTCGTCGAATTTCGCTGAACTGTTAAGAGTAGCCGCTTTCTGAAACATTTTAGCAATGTCAGAATTCGTATAAATCTTACCTTTCTGCGAGGTCTTAGTTGCCGTAGCAGCCGTTCGACTTGGCTGAATCTGACGTTCAAGTTCTTCGCTTGGTTTAGCTTCAGGAGTTGGCTCTACTGCGACATTTTCCTTACGGTATAAGTCTACGTAGTATGCTACTGCTTCTGCATCGCCAGCGGCGAATGCTTGTTGAGCTACTGAACGTCGGGGGGCTCGTAGTACAGGGTCTACTTCATCCAACCAGCTAACCCAGCCTTTGTCAGCGTTAAGCGCTGCAAAATCGGGAACTAATTGGTGTAGCTTACTCTGGAACGAACTCTCCGCTATTTTGCTATCGGTAGTGCCAAGAAGCTCTCGCAGCTCAACATTCTCCTTTTGCATAGTATCCAATTTTACTTGGAATTCCGCAGCTACTTCGCGTGCTACCTTACGCTGAACTTCAATAAGGTCTTCTCCGAAGTTTTTAACATCTTCATCTGTTACCAGTTTCTCTACAGGTTTAGGTTCTTCTGCCTTAGCTTTGAAAGAATCTTGTAGCTCTTTGAGCTGTTGGTTCATCTCTCTAACTTGGGTATGAAGTTGTGGAACTTCTTTATCGTACATACCTTGTAAGGTTTTGTACTTTTGTTTCCACACACCTGCATCTTCATCTGGTTTTTTAGGCTCTTCTTTAGGCTCATCAACTACAGCTTCGGGAATTGCTTCTTCCAGTACTGGCTCTGCTTCAGGCTCCTCAATGGTTTCAACAACGGCCTCCGGTATTTCTGCTACTTCTGGGGCTGCTTCTACTACCTCTGTTTCACCTAGTAGCTGCTTTTCTAGGTCTTCAACTTCCTTTAACTTTTTAGCGACTTGCTTTGGTAAAGCCATAACATACTCCTTTAAGCTCCAACTCTGTTTCCAGCTCCTCTATCGGTGTGCCTTTAACGTAATGGTTTGCTAGGATTAAAAAAACGTCTTAGTGACGCGTTAACACCTCTTGCGATTTCTGAACCGCTTCGAGGAATTCTTTGAGAACAGTCGCCTTTCCTTGCAGTCTGTGGATTACTACTGGGTCGTCCGCCACTACTAGAGAGTCTTTTACTTCTTGTAGTTTGGCTTCAAACAACTCCAATAAACCTGCAATAGATTTGCAGTCATTTAGAGCCTGTAGCTGCTGCTGTTTAGGTTTATGCCCTATAAACATTGTCATTATAAACTATGTCCTGATATGTCTGTCAAGCGCCGTTGGGCCTTGGTGACATTATATTACCTTCTCTACCACCAACTTGCGACCCATCAGGTAACATATTCTTCGGTGCTTGCTGTTGACCTTGTGGTGGTTGACCTTTCATTTCCTGCATATGCTGTTGGATGCCCTGTTCCATTTGTGCTATTTGCTCTTGCTGCTGAGCAATAATCTGGGCTTGTTTCTGTAGCATGCTAGCCTTGGGGCGATCAGGAACGATACGATCTGGATTTGTGTTTAAGTTCATGGCTGCATCGCGGAGAAGTTCTGCCGCGCCATCTAAGCCTACGATCTCTTGCGCCATCGGGCTATTAAGTACCAGCTGTAAGAAGTCATTCTTACGGACAGCTTCAGCTTCTTTAACAATCAAGCTGCTAGCACCGCGTGCGCTAATGTTAACGTCACCGACTAGATCAGGATCGTCAGAGTAACGTAGGTTGTCATGGTATAACCGCTGTATTGCCGGGATTATTACATTCTTATCTATGTTATTGATTACCTGCTTAATGCCTTTGCCAGCATTGGAGATCATCATGGCTAAACCTGAGCTAGTTCTACCTGCGCCCGGAGTATGTCCGCCAGTCATGTACTTTGGAATCATCGTGTCTTCATCAGCACGCTCTGAGAATTTCTCGAACACTGCCATCAACTCTTGCGCGTTGCTGTTAGGTTGGAAGAAAGACAGAGGAGGTGAACCGTCGTTATACTCTGAAGCTTGGAACTGCCATATCTTCCAAGGGTGCATATCAGAGATATCTTCTCCAGCAGGTAGGCGGCTAATATTAACCCCGACCTGTGGGCCTGACGATATACCCATGTTGTTCGCAAGTGCGCGACTTGTTGCGTTAACCATAGCCTGTGAGTCGCGGCATAAATCTGCAACGCCCTTACCATCTACCGATCCGGGCTTAGCTTCGTACGAAGTCATGTAGTACGGCTTTCGGCCAATAGGATCATAATTAAGTACAGCACGTATAACAGTATCACCAATTAACCACACCTCACATGGGTAGTTCATTGATTGATCTTCAATCTCATCTTCCGGTACACCCCACTCTACGAGCAGTTTCCCAGATATGCTATCCCACAACTGTAGTGCATCAATAAGGTCATCGTTGTTTACGGCTTCTGACGGACGCTTGCCTTCAGCGGTTGCCCTAGCAGAGTCAACCCACAACCATTCTTTAAGGCCACCGCCATTAAAGTCGTTTAAAACTGTTTTGATAGCATCGTCGTTATAGCCGGGAACGCCAACTAAAGTTTGTAAGTCATCAGCCGTCATTCTATGACGTTCGATAACAAAGCCATCATTAATACTCCAAGCCCACGGAGCCCAATAAAGGTCGAACGGGTTTACTCGCTCCCACTCGTTACGTATAACTTCCTGTGGCACTAACTTACCTTCTGACCACTTCAGTACTTTGCGACGACGCTTAACTGGCCCTTTCATAACTGCGTAAGGGAAAGTTACCACGTCCTCTATAAATTCGTTAAACGCTTCGTACCAACCACCTTCTAAAAGCTGGTCTTCCATTTTGCGTTCCATACGAGCAATGCGCCTCTCAGATTCTTCTTCTGCCAGCTCTCTTGCTTCGTCTTGCATCTCGTTGGCGATCTTAGCTAATTCTTCTTCTTCAGGCATAGCACCTGTAGATTGCATAGCCTGCATGATTTCTTGTGCTA